CACGAAATGTGTCTGTGTCGTGGCAATGATCTAATACCCAAGTACCTAGAAGTTTTTGATTATACTTGTTAACTTCCTGTATGGTTCGGGTACAAATAGGACAGGTATAATTTTTGTCCTGTGGGTATATATTTTTCTTTCTTAACTCAGCAATTACTTTTCTGTGTCCAGAACTACAGGATCTACATGTTCTTTTTACTTCAGCATTCTCTGTATTTTTATAACTCATCTGCTGAAAATTATTAAGAGGCTGTCTTATGTCACATTTTATGCAAACATAACCATCTTCAATTATCTCCTGTACAATATTTAGATCAAACAATTCTCCCTGACTCATACTTCATACCTCGCTGTCTTATAGTTAAGTTCGCAGTGTACAATACCATGCCAACCTGACAACTTATTCTTAACTACGTTTAGGTGACGTTGTGTATCTTCTTCTTCCTGCCCTTCTACAGGTGGGTTCTTAGCTATAAGTATCATCAAGTCAGCTTCAGCAGCTTTACCTGTACGTGAGCCTTCCATCATTGCTTGGTTTAACACAACCTTGTTCTCTGCATCAGCAGATAGCTGTGACATATAAAATATAGCACACTCATGTTGCTTTGCTATCTGTCGTGCATGTATGGCGTTAGCCTTGAGTGCTTCATCTGTCCTAGCAAACCCTTTAGTACGAGCAAATTTGTCACCCATATCAAGTATAACAATGTCAGGCTTGTATGA